GAGCACCCCCTTCGTGTTTTGTCCCCTTCGGGAACACGATAAGGGCGAATAGGGGGCTGGCAATACCCAAGATCGTGCATCAGCTGTTTCGAAAGTCGTCACATTCGGGTTTATGGTTGATGGTTTTCAGATCAGGCGACCCGTTTTGAAACGAGTTCGTATTAGTGCTCTTTTCTGAAACTCCTGCCCTTCTATTAACTACCCTCAGAGCAAGAACCTTAAAACAAACGTAACCATTTAGAAATTCAGCTTTATAAATTGGACACGCATATTTGCGACCCTTTTAATACGCATATTTGCGACCCTAGCCCCATTCGAAGGGTAGTCGGATGTAGTAGACGTTCGGCTTTCTGTGGCTCCTGACGACTATCAAAATCCCCTCTTTCTCCAGCTCGGCAATAGCCCTGATAACCGTGTCTTGGGAAATGCTGAGGCGGTTTGCTATCTGCGAAATCGTATACCAGCAGCACTGGTTCTGGCCGTTCATCTTCTTCGCTAGCCAATAGCCGACGCGAAACGCTCGATCAGAGATCGAGGCCAGGTCGCATGTGTAGTCGAGCCATTTTCGGCGCTTTTCGTAGAACGCCGCAGCGGCGTCACCATTGTCGTTCCTGATATCCATGCCGCGTTATCGCACGAATAATTTTCAGTCACAACGAATTTTTTGATTGACTGAATTTCAGTCGAAGGCTAATCTTCAACCATCAGCAGCGGCCACGAAGACTCCACCAGGACGATCTGCCCGCTGAGACAGTCAACCGAACGGAGAACGATGATGGAAAAGTCGAAGGTCACATACAACCTCACTCACATGGAGGCCTTCCGTAAGGCTCGCCATTTGGCTGAGGTCGCCCGTCCGGCGGTCACGGATCACGAGTTCTGGAACAACGACTACACCGACGACATGATCGCGATCATCCGCGACCCGTCGTTCATGTCGAAGTCCTCGTTCTTCGCAGCAGCCCTGACCGACGAAGACCGCGACTTCTGCGAACAGTACCTCCTCCGCGCTCGTGAGATCGACAACGAAGACCGAGCGGCTCGCGACCGCCTCCGCGCTGCCTGAAGTGTTTCGGCATCCGCCCTTCACTGCGGCGGATATCCAACCACTCCACACCCCCACGGGGGAGATAAACGAGGAATACCGATGGCAGAGACAAAGAGCCTCAGATGGTTCCGAGAGGAGAACTTCAACTGCCGTCAGTGCGGCAAGCGCGGCCATGGAACGCTGATGGGTGTCACCAACGAAAGCTACGGCATCCACTGCAAGAAATGCGCAGACAAGCGTCTGAAGGCCAGCGCAAAGGCTCGCGAAGAAGCAAGGGAGACCGCGTGATGTCAGATCATGAATTGCCTTTCCGTCGCAAGGATATCGAGCGCGGCCTGATCCTGTTCCGCACGAGCAACAACGCCCACGGATACACGAACGTCAGCATCTTGTCCGAGAAGGTCGACAACCTCCCACAGGTGGCGAAGACCGAGCTTGCCAACATCATGCGGAACATCGCTGCCGAGTTGGACCCGATCGCCTGACCTCCCCACAACCCAAGGACCACTAACATGAGCATGATGGACGTAAAGGCCACAATGCATCGCCGGATTGAAGAGCTGTTCGGCGCCATCGCTGGCAATTCCTCGGACGAAGAGTGCGAGGCCGCAGTTTGTCTCCACCTCAAGAGCTACTTTTCGGACCTTGCATCCCTGAGCTTCTATCTCGGCTGTGATCCGAAGGTTTTCCAAGATGAAGCGGTTCCGGCGTCCGAGCTGGCCGGAGAAGCATATTTCGAAATCAACCGTGAACGTGAGTTCGAAGCGCCGGCATGGAAGCCAGCTTACTCGACGCTCAATCAACGGACCCTTGGTCTTCGTGTTTCGGGAGCGGACCTGCGATGACCCCGGAAGCACGCATCACCCGCCTCGAAAACACTCTCCGCATGCAGCGTGCATGGATCAGGCATTGGGACGAAGACGCCAAGTGCGGCCTTCCCCCGACGCGGGACAGCCTCGCAGACGCAGCGGACGAGATCGACGCAGCACTCAAGGCAAAGGATCGAGCCGATGCTTAGGAGCGCGCAAACTGAGCTGTCCTTTGCGATGGCTGTCTTCTTCTACATCGGCTTTCTTGCCGCAGGAGCAATCTAATGGAAGCGCAAGTTATCACTCACGACAATCTGTTCGCAGCCCTTGCTGCGGCGCAGGGGGAGCTGAAGAACCCTGAGAAGACGAAGACGGCTGACACTGGCAAGTACAAGTACATGTACGCCGATATTGGCGATGTCCTCGAAGCGGTGATGCCGGTTCTTTCCAAGCACGGCCTAGCAATCACTCAGCCGACGACCATTCGAGACGGTTCAATCATCCTCATCACGCGCCTTGCTCATTCATCCGGCGAGAGCATGGAGAGCGAGTACCCCGTTTGCAGCCTCAATGGCAACCATCAGGCTATGGGCTCGGCAATGACCTATGCGCGCCGCTATGCGCTCACGTCCCTTATCGGGGTCGCCGCGGTTGATGATACGGACGGCGCGGACTCTGCCCCTGTGGGCGAAGGTGCCAAGGTCAAGCTGTCCGCCAGCCAAGCAAAGACGGAAATTAACTGGGCAGAGATCCAAAAGGATATTGATTCCTGCACGACATTCAAACGCCTGGATAACTGGGCCGAGAAGATAGAGCAGCGCAAAGGTATCTGGCCGGAGTCCTACTACACCGCCGCCAAGGAGCGCGTTGAGTTCAACCGTCTCGATCTAGCCGAGCAGCAAATGACTGCTGCGAAGGACGTGGACGATCTCACCAATATTTTCACCGACCTAGAAGCGATCCTTGAGAAGAAGGTTCCTTACGACGAGCTGGCGGCTAAGTATCGCCGGCACGAAGACCGACTTCTTTCGCTTCATCCGCTTAATGGAGGCTGATTTGAGCGACCTTAACCAATGCACGATCACCGGCCGTCTCGGCGCTGACCCTGAAGTTCGTAGAAAGCAGGACGGCGCGCCGATCGTAAACTTGCGGGTCGCCAGCGCCGAGACTTGGCGAGACCGCAACAGCGGAGAACGCAAGGAAAAGACCGAATGGTTTTCCGTTGTGATCTTCTCCGAAGGCCTCTGCAAGGTCGCAGAGCAATACCTGAAGAAGGGCAGCCATGTTCTGCTTCAGGGCAAGATTGCTACGAGGAAGTGGCAGGACACTTCGGGCAATGACCGATATTCGACCGAACTCGTTTTGCAGGGCTTCGACGCCAAGCTGATCATGCTGGATGGCCCGAGCGGTGAGAAGTCCGCAAAGCCAGAGCGTGAACAGACAGGTTACGACAGCCAGGATGAGCCGGCGCGCGGTGGATCGTATGCCCGCGACATGGACGACGATATTCCGTTTGCCCCTGAATGGAGGGGTTGACCATGAGCGAGCATCTTACTCTGAAGTGGGGCACGCTCAAAGGATGGGACCTTGAAAGCGATGCCAGCATGGCAGCTCTGCGTAAGTACGTAGAGGGCGGGGAAGTCAGCATGAGCTGTATGGCTCAACATGACACCGATGCGCAAAAACAGGCTCTTTGCGAACTGATAGACGCTGTTGATGGTGAAATCGTCAACGATTGGTCAGGCGAACCCATGACTAAGGAAGATGCCAAGAAGTACGTCATGGAGTGGGAATAGCCATGGCCTCGCGCTTCGTCCTCATCAATGACCGGGTTCGCAACAATGCTCTGAAGGCTGTCCAGTCGGCGCCTGAAGGCTTCTCTGTGTCCGTATCGGAGCCGAAGCGGACCAATGACCAGAACGCAAAGTTTCACGCCATCGTGGCCGATCTTGCCAGGTCGCCTGTCAAGTGGGCCGGGAAGACCAGAACGCCGGATGAGTGGAAATCCCTGCTTATCAGCGGTCATGGAGTGGCAACGAAAGCGGGGGGCGAAGTTATCCCCGGCCTTGAAGGCGAGTTTGTCGCCATTCGTGAAAGCAGCGCGCGAATGACAACGCGCCGCGCTGCCTCGCTCATTGAATACACCCTGGCCTTCTGCATGCAAAACGGCGTCGAGCTTCACCAGGCCGAGCGCCAAGGTTTTATCGACCCCATGAGAGGTGCAGCATGAACGATTCCCAGAAGATCAAGTTGCTCGAAACAATCTGCGAGCGCCACCCGAATACGCGGATCGGGAATGCCCTGTGGCAGGTGAAACGCGCCGAGCGGAAGGAAGAACTTCGCAAGCCTTCCGAGCCTCAGTTGCCGCATCCGCTGGCCGTTGTGAAGCATATCCGCCGTTGGACGGGGCGTGCGTGATGGGTGGTTTTCGTGTCGCGCCGCAGCAGTCATACACCTTCCCGAACAGGAAGCCGACCAAGAACAAGGACTATCTGTCCTTCATCCATGAGCTTCCTTGCGTCGTTTCCGGGAAGTCACCGGTCCAGGCTGCGCACCTGTCTTATGCCGCGCCTCGATACGGACATTACGGCCGGGGAAAAGGCAGCAAGGCGCCGGATCGTTGGGCTTTGCCGCTCCACGCAGATGAACACAGCCGCCAGCACTCGGGCAACGAAGAGCAGTTCTGGAAAGCGGCTGGCATCAATCCTCACGTCCTGGCCCTGACCATTCACGGCCTCTTTTCGGACATGGGCGACGACGCCGTTCATTTTGCAACCGCAGTGATCAATCAGGCGCGCATCGATGCACGCAAGGGCCGTTGACCCCCTTCATTCCCATAGGAGCAGTACAGTGAGCGAGACGAAACATACCGCAGAGCAGAAGGTGAAGTATCTCGTTCTTGGCGTCCATGCCAGGTTCAACGACGGCGAGGTTGCGCCGTTGGCCGATTTGACCGGTGAAGAGATCGACGACGCGTATCAAGGCCTTGTCGATGCAGACGAGCATTGGGACGCACAAAGCGAAGTCCGCGAAGGTGAATTCGAAACCGGTCTCAAGTGCGACTGGTCTCGGCACTACGAATCCAAAGCCGTCGCGGCAAAGCTCCCTGACGGTTCTTGGGTCGGCTGGACCTATTGGTACGGAGGCGGAAAGCACGGCGAGCCTGAAGCAATCGAGTGGATGGATAGCGCCTACGATCTGACCTGCACCGAAGAGGAAAAGGTCGTGACCGTTCGCACGTTCTCCAAGGCCGAAGGATCGCTGACATGACCGACATCACCGACGAAATGAAAGTCGCCGCCGTGGAGGCGTTGGCGTCGAGGCCTATCGGAACAGACGATCAAGTCGAAGCGCTTGCCCGCGAATGCGACTGGGACAATCGCAAGTACATGACGCCGAAGGACTATGCCATCTGGTGTGAACGGATGCGCAAGTTCGCTCGGCTCGCATCACAAACCCACGACAATCGAGCCTATACAGAACAACTCCGCCAAGCTCTTGAGCCGTTGGCACGCTTGGAAATACCAGCAAAACCGCATGGAAACGCGGGGGCTTATTCCATCCGCCACTCTGACATTCAAGCGGCAAGAGCGGCGCTCGCCTCCCCCTCCATTGTCGCACCGGTGGGCGTGGGGGAATTGGAATGGGTAGATTATCACGATAGAGATCGAAGCGCGCCGCGATGGAAAGCAAAACACGCTTTCGGCGAATATATCATCATCCTCGATACGCGCGATATGGAGTATTGGCGAACGGATCTCGGCATCAGCAAGACGTGGTCTTCTCTTGAAGCCGCCAAAGCATCAGCGCAGAACGACTACGGTTATCGCATCATGTCTGCCCTCATCCCAGCAGATGAGCTTGCAGAGTCGCAGGCAGCTTCCCACGCCCTATCGACCACCAAGACAGAGGCGGATGGAGAGTGGGCCACGATGCGGGATCATATCGGCCGGGCATGGTCTGCTGTAGGCCATCACGAAGGAATTGAGATTTCCGTTCAACAAGATGCGGCTGACACTTGGAACGCTCTATGCGCTCTTCTAGATCCTATGGCCCGCATTTCTGTGGAGACAAAAAGATGAGGAGGATGAGGAGATGGACCGCCCGTAAAATCCTCATTCACGCCGCGCTTGAATTTCGCAATCCAATAGGCGCGCTTCTCCATGACGAATTCGTGTTCCGCTGTATATGCGGTCAAAGTATTTGGCTCGCCGCCCTCGCCGCGCAGGGGGATGACGCACAGGAGGGGCCGGATAAATGCACCGGGGCTGACATGCGCATCATGGGTGAAGCCGCCGACCGCATCGAGAAGCTTGAGCGCGAGCTGGCCGAAGCACGCCGCCAGCCTGAGGGCCTATCGAAATGGGCCGGCTGGGATCAGTCGAACATGCCGTGGACCGAAGCCAAGCACAAAGATCGCGTCTGCTACGCGGCCTTCGGTGAAACTTGGTCGATGGAAGACGCCCACGCGCTGATCTCATTCATCGATCGTACTTGGGGAGCCAAGGCCCAGACTCATTCTGAAACGCGACAGGAGCAGAGCAATGGCTGAACACGGAACGCTCCCCATGAAGTGCACGTGGAGAAAGCCGTCTGGCTTCTCCGAACCGTCGCACTACGAAACCGAATGTATCGTCGTCGCCTTCATCTTCGGCAAGCACAGAGACGCATTCGGATACAACCAATCTGGCGAAACGCTCCTGTGCGTATTTCTAGACGAACACGGCTTCATCCAGCACGCGCCGGCACGTCAGTTTGTCACCACCAACGCCCTCCGGCAGGGAAGAAAGGAGGCGGGGGAATGAAGCTGATCACCAAAATCCGTTGCCGCCTTGGCTGGCACAAGCGCCTTGACGTTATCAATCGGTTCGGCGCGGCCGAGCATATCGGCTGCCCCGACTGCGGGCAGAGGTACGGTATTCACCACGGAATCAAGGCTTGTGTCCCTTGGGACGCTGACATTCAGGATATGTACGAGCGGTTTGGCTACGACATTGAAGGCGCTCTGGCGGAATGGCGCCGCGTCAGGAGAGTGCCATGACCTCACCCCTCATCCCACAGCGGGTTAGCGTCGGAATGCACAACAAAGCAAGGAGATGAAAATGCTGACGAATGAACAGATCGAAGCCATAGCACGTGCGTACTGCGCCGCAATTGGCGCGGACCCGGATATGACTGTTGGCCATGGATATGGTGACACCATGACTGCGTCTGAGAAATCGAAAGACAATCATTTTGGAAGCGGAATGATACCGGCGATCGCGCTTTATAGCCCGCAGTGGATGCTGATGCGACCGCAAGTCGAACGCGAATGGGCCATCCGCAAAGCCTTTGAGGTCATGGAGGTGTCTGAGGCATGACGACATCTGTTTTCACACCGTCGAAACTGGCGGAACGTTGGGAATGTTCGGAACGACATGTCCGCAACCTGATATCATCGGGCGAATTGCCTTCGTTCCGCCTTGGCGGCAAGCTGCTGAGAATCCGAAAAGAAGAC